TAAGCCTGCCTTCTCCGCCTGCATCTGGCAGCAAATTTTGCAGTTGATTTGCAGCATCAATTATGATGTCGTTATACACTAATATTATTTGCTTAGCGACACTATTGCTGTAGCGGTTTAAATCAATCGCGTTACGAAATAGGGCCGCCGGTATCGTCATTCAGCCCTCCATTAGCAGTTGCGCTTAGTTCTTCTTCTACATCAAAATCATCGCCTAATACTTCACCATCACTAAGCTGTTGCAATAATGTTTCTTGCGTGATGGTGCCAGCGGTATAAAGCTGTAGTAATGCCTGGATCTCAGCAGGTTCTAGCCTGGCGCCAATAAAATCACGATTTACCAAGCAACTACCAGCCGATTCAGCAGTACCGAGATATTCAGCATGAAAGCGTAAGCAGTTATCAATCATATCTTGCATATTCTGCGCAATTACCATCATGGTGCTATCGCCTTGGCTGCGGTCAATGCGTTTTGCCTCTGCCGTTTCGGCGCTGAGTTTTTGTCCAAGTACGGCGCTTAAACCCAGCTCATTAATCTGCCCTGCAAGTTGCTCTAACCGTTTAAATTGGTACTCAAAACTGGTACCACCTGGTTCTATGTATTCGGCCCGACCATCAGCGGGAAATGCGATAGCTTCGCCTGGGCCTGCTGATACTTCTTCTGCTGCTGACGGGAAGCCAAAGAATGCCAACATCGGCACTGCTGAGATATGTAGCTGGTTGTCAAGGTCAGATTGCACCTGATACGTCTTAAGGTTTAGTTCTGCAATATCTTCTAATGGTGGCCTTGATTCTAAATAACCAACGCGGTTGCAGTATGCAACGCTGAACGGTATCTCGCTAAGGCTTGTATTACCTTCTTCTACAATTTTAAACTCGCTATTATCTTGCTTTTGATGTAGCTCGTATGCGCCTGGTGTTAAGACACGAACCTGCTGCACTGCCTTCTCACCGTAATCACCATCAGGCACAATCACCGATTCCAGCAATCGCAACATTGTAAGTTGCTGCTGCCCGTCTTTTGCTTCAGTGCGCCAGCCTAAGATTTGCCGTGGTGTGTAGGTGCACCAGTACGGCCTGCCGCCATCTGATGGTGCATCAACTAGTGTCCCAATGTGGCCGTAACGTACCATCTTACGGGCTGACTCAAAAGTCCAAACATTTAGATCATTCCCCTGCAGATCTACATCGAATAGCTGTTCACGTATATTGTCGCTGGTATCATTAAGCCTGACGGGCTTACGTGTTAACATCCCTGCCAACATGCGCTCTAAGCGTTGATAATATGGCGGGCAAACGCTACGTGCTAGGCGATTATCATAAGACTCATCCTGTTCGCGTGGTTCCTGCGGCAGGTAGCGGCGGTGCCTGCGCCTCATCCCGTAGGTGCCGCCCATCAAATCTTCAATCAGCATCCAATGCGGCTCTTGCGCATACCATGCACTATTCGCATCGTGAACGCGAGTGACCTTGCGGTCAGCATTAGACCGGCTGTACAGGTTCGGACTTGAATACATGCAACCGGCCTTTTGTTAATAGATTCTAATGCCTGTACCGCGTCCAGCCCCGGCATGCAGCGGGTTGAACTCACGCCATACTAGATATCCCAATGCGTCTGTCATGTGGTCGTGCCCGCCTTCCTTATCTGGTACACCTTTATCGCTATAGCATTGCAGCTCTAAGCATTCAATCATGCGTTTACAGGTGTTGCTGATTTGCAACCGGTGCTCGCCTTTACCGTTTTCAAGTAATGCCTGCACTGCCGCGACACGATCACGCACAGGCGGATTGGCTTTAGGCGATTGGTTGCTGATGCCATATTGCTCCAATATCTGAATATCGGTTTGCGTTGCATTCGTAGAACGATTACCGCCGCTGGCGTCTGGGTAGCCATAAAGCCTGTGGGCTGGATATCGCCTGCGGATCTCAGCACCTAATGCATCGGTATCATGCGCACCGCTGATCTCATCAATGATTACTAACCCTTTGCCGCTACGAATGCCAATAACCGCCGACATGTTGCCGATATTAAAGTCAACGCCAATACGCAATGGTTCTTCACTGTAATCTGGCAATTGCGTTACTACATGTTTGGCCCTATCAAACCTGTCGTAAACAGTGCCAGTCGTAAGGTTAATAAACTCGCCATCAAGATATGCACGTAATAAGTTTGGATCATAGTTAGCCTGCAACCGCTCAATAAAATCAGGCGGTAAGTGCGGATTATCCGCAGTGCGCATCTTGATCAGCTTTCGATCAGTACGTGATAATGCGTCCTCACTGGCAAACGTATTAAACATCCAGCGGAATCCCTCTGGAGTGGACGCCACCGCAAATTGCCGGGTATTACCAGCACGTAAGCGACCAAGGATTTTAGGAAATGCACGACTCGCGATAGATGGTGCAACAGTATCAATCTCATCTGCTAATACCCAGGCTAAGTTTAAACCGATAATACGTGTCCAGTTTTCAAAGCTGCGGCATAGGATCTTAGTATCACCTAACGGTAGATGCAGCACGTATTCCGGTAATGGGCTAGCGCGGAAAGTGTACGGGATGCCATACGCCTCAAGGAACTCATCAAAATCATTTTGCCAAATATCACGTATCAATGGGCCGGTCGGCTCCATCACCGCACCGATAAAGCCCTGGTTGGCTGCTGCAAGATGTACCGCTTTAGCACATAACGCTCGGGTCTTACCTGCGCCATAGCCTGCTGATACGCCAATGATTTGGGTTGTATGGTCATTTACAAAATCAAGTTGCCCTGGGTGCAAATCTGCTCGTATACGACCTAAGACCTCTTCCATATTAATTTTACCGCTGCCATGATCCATTTGTTGCAGAATATTGCCAACTGGAAATGCAGCAAGAATACTCATGAACAAAGTTGCGCTAATTTAGCAGCCGTGTTGATTGCGCCAAGAGCAATATGAAACTGCCCAGCACGTCTAGCTTCCATCTGTAAGGTGCTTAGCTGACTCAGTAAGTCAGCAACCATTTGAGGGCGTTCAATGTCCCAATCAGCTTTTAACTGGTCCCTTGCCATTGCTAATAGCCTTCCGCAAGCTGCTTCGCCTATCCCCCAATTTTCGCTCGCATATCTGATGCAATCAGACCGACGGCCACCATTAGCAATAATTCGTGCAAATCGTGCTGCACGATCAATGGTTTCAGTTTTTGGTCCGCGTTTAGCTGCCATTAGTCATATTCCAGGTTGAACCACTGACGCCCAATTTCTAAAGCAACTCGCTGAGTCATAAAAGGTGGAACGCTCATGCCCATAACATAACCAGGTTCAGTTTTTAAAAAATTGTAATCATCTGGAAAACTTTGAACAATTTTCAATTCACCTTCACTAAATCGTCGTGGTTGGTCCCATCGCATAGGTATTGCATCACCGCCAGCAGCAAGTGTTCGAGATGGCAATCCAGGATGTGCTTTGTATGCGTTGAAACGGTGTCCTTTGGGATGCGCTTTGCTTAATGGTTCACCTGGTTTAACTTTTTCCCATAATTTTTTTGTTTCTGCTGTCAATTGAGTAATTTTGCCGTGATTAACAACATTTTCAATTGCTTTACCAATAGGCACTTGAGGTTCATTAAAAGCAAGTTTTAACGATGAAAAACTTAAGTCTTTACGTCTTGCAATAAAAAAAGTTCTTTCTCGTGCTTGTGGTACACCCATACAAGCAGAGTTTAGCAAAAACAATTGAGCATCATATCCTGCTTCACGGAAAGCAGTAAAAATTTCTTTAACATATCCTTTTGCATTGCCCATAATTAAACCTTTTACATTTTCAGCTACAATTATTTTAGGTTGCAACCGGCGACCTATTTCAATAAAATCAAAAAATAAATCATCAAGTTTTTGTTTTGTTTGGCCTTCGCGGAAATGATGTTCAGCGCCCCATTTTTTTTCACGTTTACCTGCCATTGAAAAAACAGAACACGGTGGCGAACCATCAAGAATATCAAGATTTTTTAATTCATTAGGCAAGTCGTTTAAAGGTATTTCATTAAATTGTTGCACCCCCATAAGATAACTGTACTTAGGGTAATGATTTGCCCGATAAATAGACATAATTTCAGGGTCTAACTCTACACCGCCTAAAACATTAAAGCCTGCTAGTTTGTAGCCCATGCTAGATCCGCCGCCACAATGAAAACAGCTAAAAACTGTTAATCCATTTTTTGGAATAGTAGCAAGATCTAATAACTTCCAAGAATTGTAGACTCTAAAAGGACGTTTAATAATTGTCATGAATCAAATTCAAAACCACAACGAGGGCAAGTGTTGTCAAACTCAGAAAAAGCTTCTGACTCTAATTCTTTAGATCCTTCATATTCTTTAGCAGATGTTTCAACTGTATCATTGTTATATAAAATAGCATTTAAATCTTCTTTTTCAAACCACGGGCTAATATCATGCGTTTCACTAAGCTGCTCTAGCATTATTGCGTCCCATTCGCTTAAATCACTAGTACGATTATCAGCAAGCGATAGTCCAATTTTTTGCTCTTCAGATAAACCAGATCGCTTAACAGCAATTAATTCATCGCCTTCAGCTTCAATAATGCGTACTTTGCTAATGCCTGCTGCTTTAGCGCCTTCAACCGTGCCATTACCTGCAAGGATGCGACCATTTTCGTCAATAACAATAGACCGCGCTGCGCCAAACCGTTTAAGTGATTCTGCAATTAATGATGCAGAGCGATCAGTACGTTTACGAGCATTTCTATGGTCAGGCTTGAGATCCTTAATCGATGTCATTTTTTAACTTGAAGAGTTGAGCTATTTGAATTTATTGTAACCGGTCAGCCGATACTGCACGCGCTATTGCTTTGGGCGGGTTCTACGTGGAATGCGTCATGTAATAAATCTAGGACGGTTTGGTAAGCAGCAATCAAATCAATCAGCTCAGCAGCATCCAACGGCTCGCCATCATCTTGCGCATTATCACGCACAGCAGCGGCTACAGCGGCTGCTTCCCCCATCAGGTGATGCAGACGTTCAATTACTGGTGCTTGCTTGACTGAGGGCATTGTGGAGGCGCTGATAACGGTGTGATGGTAGTTCGCTGTGGTCAATTGGGCAAGGGTTTGGTTGTTGCTGGCTGCGGACGCTAAACCCGTTGGTATGACTGGATGCGGACGCAAGTTGGCTAGTTGCGGACGCAAAAAAGCTAGTGATAGCAACGAAGGACGCAAAATCGCAATTTTTCCCTACCCCCCTATATAAACACTACACATTCCATTTTGATTTTCTATATGCGTTTATATATACCCCTTTGCGTCCGAAAGGGTAAAAAGATAGATAGAGACAGGGAATTTGCGTCCGCAATTTGCGTCCATTTTGCGTCCGCACTGGACGCAAGTTGCGTCCGCAATCAAGGTTTAGGTGTCTAAGGCAAGACCCATAATGAGACGATCACGGCTACGACCAACGGAACGTTCGGACGCAAGTTTGGGGAATAGAGCCTTTAGAGCAGGTACCAAAAGCCTTGGCGCCTTCACCGTACGGTCGGCAGGAGGGTCTAGTAACCAATGGCCATGGTTATCTAGGTACCCTTCGTCTCGATACCAGGCCCTAAGCGCGTCATAGACGGTGCTGACAGGCACGCGGCCATCATCTTGAGCTGATAACCCGATGGCATCACAGAATTCCCATAGGTGGCAGCCAGCACGGCGGACATCTTCCATTGCCTGCTTGCCGGAACTGTAATCAATGCCATGCGCAACACTTAAAGCTAAACCTTCAAGCAACCAATTAAGAAAAGCAGGGCATATCATTTGCTGTATAAAATCAGGATCATCTTTTAATTTAGGGTCAGCTTGTATATGATTTGGCTGCGTTGGTGT